CGGCACTTGCCAAAAAGAACAACCGCCTGGTTAAAGCGGGATATGTTACAACAAAGGGACAGTTTGGAGCAGGTGGTAAGATGAGGGGGGGGAAGTCAAATTTAATGGTAATATAATATCTGGGTTCGCCGCAAAAGTTGAAAGAAAAGACACTTTATCCCCCAATTGGTATCCGGTAAACGAGATAGATGTAAGCGACGTATTCTCAGTAAACGAAATTGGCGGTAAATTAATGAATGTTATGCAATTAAAAAAAAAAATCAAATTAAAACATTAGATCAACATGGAAGTCTTATTTGTAAATATGCATTTACAGATAGTAATGATAAAAACAGTTTTATAGGATTGGCGAATCAGACTGCAACATATAAAAGAACACAACATGAGAAAATTAATAATACTGACCATACACCTAACCAACTTTTATCCATGACAACAGCCCTGAGAGAACGGGAGGAAAAAAACAGTAATAATGCATTATTACGTGCTGCTAAAAGAAATGCTAATTTAGTTCGAAACAAGTTTGGCAAGATGCTGCGAGGTGAAGAATAGATTAAATAAAAGTATAATTCACATATGATAATTATTATCACCTAATTATTGGATACTAACAAACTAGATATAATACTATAATCACATCATTCAATTCAACCCATGATATAAAATCGAACAATATAAAATTGATTAATTAATATAAATATTATAAACATGTCTGTAACTTTTAACACAATGAGTGGTCAGTCGACCACATATATACCGCGGGGGTATACCGATACAATATTGGATATGCTTAATGCTGTATCCGACACAAGTATTATATATAGTATATTCCAACAAGGGTGTGAAGAAGCATTGCCTTATTCAACCAGATTGATTTCATTAAATATACCTAGACTGTTGTTTGGATTAGAGAATGTCTTCACAAGAGCAGTTTTAGTAAATAACAATCGATTAGAACAAATGATGACACAACGATTGTCATTCGACGAAGTATTAAAACAAGACCTAGTCCGACTTGCGGGTAATTGTTATCCACTGAGTGTATTCGAACTAAGATACTTTGATAATATTCAAATTTTACATATTGTTAATGTACAAATGGAGGATATGAGAAGTATTGGGTATATAAAAAATTGCCATGAATTAAAGTTTGCATTATGTGAACACTGTGGGGATATTACAGGACTTACTAATATCAAATCATTAATATTTGCTGGTTGTTATATACAATATATAACAAGTCGTACCGATTTACCGAAATTGGAAAAACTAGTAGTGGAAGGATATACAAATGTCAAAAAAATTGACATGATAAACCGTGTTCCAAATATACAGCGTATTAAATTATATTCTGTACCAAATATACGTGATGTATCATTCATTAAACACGCGTCAAAACTAATGCGTCTTCAAATGATACAAACACCTCAAATTGACAGAAGTATTATAAAACACTTACCCGACAAATGTAGAGTAGACTGTGATTGGCAATGATTCTGAATATTCGACAAACCTTTTTCAACCTAAATTTTATGGATGGTAAATCTATGAAATATTTTCTAAAAATAATATAAAAACATAATAATATAAAACTAAAATAATATTAATTAGTATAATGAACAACGATAAGATTCGTAATGAATGTAATAATGAAATGACATATCCACCTACACCAGACCATATGCGATATTTAGCACAATGGGGAGTTAATCATATGGTCAATAGTGGTAAACAACTGGTTGGTGATATTACAATTCTTAAATATTGTAATATGCCATGTGTTATATTCGACCCAATTAATTATGCGAGATGTGCCTATAATGAACATACATATACTGCCGAAAAATATCCGGGTTTAAATATTCACGTAAAAGTAGGTGAAATTGATTGAGTGATCCCCTCAACACATTCGATATAATATTTTATATAAATGTCGTCATCCACTTTTATTTTCCTATTATCTCGTTTTATACAATTAACCATGATTGTATTATTAAGTTTTTCATACCAAGTAATTAACCAATCCGGACACATACAATCGTCCGATTCATTACTATTACATTTTTTAACAATAATATCGGATATTAGAGTTTTATCAAAATCTAATACTAAATTTGGATCATTCAATATATTATTTATGTTTAATGATGGGTATTTATTTTGTTGTAAAATATACTCTATGCTTAATGCCGACCTACATACATATAATATCTTCTTGATTTTTGTATCTGTGTGTTCTACTTTTTCTAAATATTCTTTTTCAATCACAGATTTAATTTCGGATAAGTCAATTATAGACCTCGTAATAATATTAGATACTTTTTCTGTATTACTTACTTTCATAAGATCTAAATTATGTTTTATTTTGTCTATTTTATTTAACGTCGCATTTTTGTCAATATATTTTTTTGTTTTTCTGTATGGATTCACATACTTTTCATACATTGATTTTAGAAGACCATAATGATGAAACAAGTAATAATTCAGATTACAATAAGACAAAAAATAATTTTTAATTTTTTTTTGTTCATCCTCTCCTCTATAACATGTTGTTGACATAATCCAATCAATTGCGGTTGGATTATTATTTTTAACAAATTTTAGAAATGTACTAATATCCCAAAAAACCCAGTCATAAAGACGATCTTCTGTAAATCCATCTATACATTGTGTTTTTTGATATAAGAATGTTTTATTGCGTTTAATCGGGTCCAAATCAATGTATACACCTCTTATGTCATAATCAGAATCTTTTGATTCCATCCCCCATACACGACTACCACTTTCAACTGAGAAAATAATTTTAACGCAGTGTTCTTTCTCTAAATCATTTAGAATATCGTTGATTTTATCTGCCATATATATGTAAATATAATCTGTTTTATATTATTTTATTTGATAGTACGTAGTTGGCATTATAATATCCCTAATAATATGTTTAATATATTTAATACGATCGCTGTTACTTATATTCGAAATATCACGGGGTACAATGTACTTATAGTCTTCAATCTCTAAAAACGCTTTAGTAAACCAGCCTATAAATGTTGCTATAAGTTTATCACTTGACCAGGATTGAATTTCTTGATTATTTATGGTATTATATTTTCCATTTAAATATGTCGATCTAAGACGTGGAGTTATATAATGGGCTAAAATGAATGACTTGATTTTTTCTTCTGGTGTAGGAACAGTCCCTGCCTTAACTAATCTATTATTCTTTTTAGCAAGTGCTGATGCTTTCTTACTTACAATCTTCCCTTGTTTGTTGTATTTGAGTTGTGATTTAGTTAAACCACCGGTGGTTTTCTTAGCAGTCCCATGCATAACTTGACATCTTGAACCAGTTGTTTGTTTGAGTGGCATTATATAATATATATATAATATATATATATATTATATCTAAAAACTTATCCAAATTAACTATACAATAAAAAATGCTGTATTATTTGGCGGTATTTAATGTGAACATATTTTTAGATATACCGCGTGCTAGTAATTTATGATTATGTCATAGATTAGTCATTGAATATTTTATATTATCTAATAGTACTTTTCATACTATATTAATATGTTATACTATTGTTATTATAATAACGATACATTATATTATTGTTATTATTGTTATTATAATAACGATACATTATATTATTGTTATTATTGTTATTATAATAACAATACGTTATTATAAAAATCATCCAATGATATATTTAATTTTATATTCATTGTTTTACAGCATTTTGTTATTTTAGAAAAGCAAACATCTTTATCTATGTCGCATAAATCATACATTGCCTTTAACCATTCTCTTATTATTGTCGTATCTCTGTTATTATAGTTACTAACTTCTGTTGTAATACAGTCTATATCATATGTATCATATATTTTATATAGAACAAAAAATAATTTTTCATTGTCGTCCAATATTTTAGCATTCGAAACCTCTGTTTTATATATATCATATCTTGCTTCTAATTGTTGATTTATAGTTATACCTATATTTACATCGTCTACAAATCCAGATAAACTATTTATCAATCTACCGATTTTTCCTGTATAACATATTTGATTCATATCCGAGACATCCGATTTAACTATATTAACTATCTCTTTTATAACGGATTTATCCAAGTCCTTGATTGAATACCACCATAACATAATTATTTCATATAACGTTAAATCTAATTCAGCATGTTTTTTATTATGAACTTTACTATAATCTATTAATGTATCTATTATGTTTCTTTTTCCGGGATTCGTTATTCCGGCATACCTATTATATTTATTGAGATGTTTATGTTCGGCGTCAATATCATAAGATGTTAATTTATCTTTTATATTCGTGATTTGTTTATTCATTTGTGCATTGTTTACCATTTTAATTGCTTTTTTATTTTTTAATTTATTGTATAAATTAGTGATTGATTTTTGTAAATCCCCGTTTATTTTAGAATTATGAACATTTTGTCCATAGTTATATATAGTCGGGGTATTTGTTTCTAGTATGTTGGTTCTTATTTGTCGTGTTTCTTGTTGCTGTACCTCTTGTATTCTAATATCTTCAAATTGTTGTTCTATAAAGTCTAATTGCTCAGGTGTAACTACTAAATTTGGATTATTTTCATATGTTAAATCTACTAAATTGATACATTGTAACAAGTTATCTGGTAATAAATATAAATTATTATTATCAACATTAATGTATGATAATGTATCTGGGAACGAGGATATTTCTGTTAACCGACAATCATTCACTTTTAAGCGTTTAAGTCTTTCTGGTAATATAGGTAATTCATATATCGGGTTATGACTTATATTAAGATGCTCTATGTTAGGTGGTATATATGTTATAGCACGTATAATATTATGACCTAGATTAAGACTAATTGTGTATGTTGGAAGTTTATAAGTATCAATTATTTTTATATAATTCCGAGAGAAATTTATAGTATCAGTGTTTATATCAAAGTTGATTAATCTTATATAATTACATCCCTGTGCTTGTCTTGTAATTATAGCAGTTGATATTTTGGAAAGACCTTCGAATTTTTCTTTTGTTTCATTTGTTAGATTAAATGCATCTGTTACGATAGAAGTATCTTTTGATAAATAAAATTTAGTATAATCCAGATTACGTTGTATGTTACAAACCTCACATATATACATTACATATAATATAATTATATCTTTTATGTTATTTTATTATGCTTAGTATGTTTATAGTATCACGTGTTGTAACTTAACTAATTAATAATTTATATTCCATATTATAAGTCCAACAATACCAGCTATAATAAACATTGAACTTCCAATAATAGATACTATGTAAGATGATCGTCTATTTTTATTCGCTCTAGATAATGAAGAAATACGTAATATTGTAAATACCATTATTAAACATATCAAAATACCAACTATTAAATTATGTAAAACTCTTGAACCATGCATATAATATATATATATATATTTATATTATCAAATTATATATAACTAACATAATACATATAACTAACATAATACATATAACTAACATAATACATATAACTACAAACATGGAAATATCAAAACCATATACACTTACCGTAGTAGATACAGATGTTGATTTTATAGTTATTAAAAATCCATATTGTATAAGATGTTTTACAAGAAAAATGAATTGTAATGGATTACCTTCTATATTAAGTTTGATTAGTTGTTGTATTCCATTTTTATTAAAAGAAAGAGATAATACGATTTTATCACCGCGTAACTCATATATAACAATACAATTAGTTGGAATTATATGTATTGTGCTGTGGGTTGTTGTGAATGTATATATGTTTATATGGGTTTGTAATAAATGTAATATACAATTTATAGGGTCCGATAAAGAACTTCTAATGGGGTTTGATATGACAACACACTGAATAGATCCGGTTAGCGAATTAGGGTCTCAAATAGCACATACACATCTACTACTAGAGGGATGTACCCCATATAACAAAAGATTAATACAAGAAATATTAAAACGTATTATAAATAATACCAATATAAACAATATACCACGACTTGTTAAGTCGCGTCACATTTCATTATTACATATAGGACGAAGTCTTAATATAACACCAGATGACAAGAATGACAAGAATGACAAGAATAGCAAGAATGACAAGAATGACAAGAATGACAAGAATAGCAAGAATGACAAGAATGACAAGAATGGCAAGAATAAACATAATATTTCGGAACATATAAGACGAGTTAAATCCAATAGTTCTAAATATTAATGTAAGTTTGATCAGTTTGATTACATATACATCAGTTCCGACCGAATCGCATATTTTGTTCCACTTGTTATCTGTGGAACATCATGTTCAATTGTTTGGTCCATAACACATACCATACCTGGTTGTGGTATCATTGTGTAACCAGTTTTATCATCTTTGTTTGAAAAAAAACGAGTATATCCTCCTTCATACTCATTATTCAAATATATCAAAATTGTTATAAGAGATTTCGTTTTATCTAATACAAAATGTTCATCTGTATGGCGTATAAAATGACCGGACTTTTCATATTTAAGAAATCGAAATCGTGGATTTATCGAATCAAACGTAAGTCCATTGTATGTTTCTGGTATAAGATGTTTTATTCGTTGTTCGAGAACATTGGCAAAATTATTGTCGTCTATAAGACATCTAAAACTATTTCTTATATCAGTAGCATAACGTGTCTTATTTTTCTTATCAATATACAAACTTGCCAATTCATACTTATTCTTTTCACCTACTTCTATTAAATGATTGCATTCATCATCATTAAATACATTATTACTATATAGTAATAATTTATCTTCAATATAATCCAAATGGATTGGTTCCAAATAATTATATTTCTTTTTCTTTTTATTTTGAATTGTGATCATATATATGTTATATGTGTGAATGTGTTATATATGAATAAATACATAAACTTACTCAAATAAAGATTAGATACTATATAAAGAATAATATATGAATTATATTATAATATGCCAACTAAAGTAAGAATTGTAGGGAAGGATATATTTAATGATTCCGTTCATGAAACGGTCGTGCCAACATCGCAAACATTACGAGTTCCAATTGTAACAAAAACAACATATACATTGGTTGATATCATTAATGACACCATCAATAATGATACCATCAATAATGACAGATATGTGACTATGATGGATGATGACGGAAATACTCGAGAGGATTTGAAAATTGATTCAGAGTTGTATAATAAATTAGAACAATATTTAGATAAAGACAATATTATTTTGTTAACTTGTATAACAGCAATGAAGAATGAAAAAATTATTGATTTCAAGGTTGTAAAATGACCACACAAATAAAAGCACGATGATTAATTGAAGAACGATTAGATATTTGAAGAGATAGATTATATATTCCGTACTTTTATTCTGAATCCACAATCAATCGGATACTCATTATATTTATATGCATATTTTCTTTGTCTTCTTCGTTGTATTTTTCCATATAAAAACCACATCGGAGAATACCCTCTAGTTCCCTTCTTATATTTTTTTGATTTTGTTGAATATATATTTCTATTTATTTCTTTTACTTCCATATCATCGGCGTCAGCATCGATGTCATCATCATTATTAATCATCTTTTCATCTTTGTTCATTGCCTCATCTTTATCAAAGTTTTGATGATTCATTATAATATATAATATATTATATTATATATTATATTCGCATTAAAACATATATAAATACAATTAAGTATTAACATTCTATATGGAAACAGAAAAAAATACACTTTTATACACTTATACAAATTATTATAAGGACCGACTTTTTACATTACATGATATATTATCCCCCTATGAATCTATAAACTTAATAGATACCGCAAATTATAAAGGATGGAATGAATCATCGCCATCGGGGGAGGACATGGTCGAACCGGAAATGAATTACCGAGAACAAATAAATTTTGTGTTTTATATAATAGTAACTTAGCATCGCAGTTATGGAACAAAATTAACAATTTTTTATCACACGATCTCGCCTTTTTAGGTGATAATGTATATTTTAATAGTATTACAAAAGGCACAGAATGGAACCCCGCATTTATATATGATAAATTCCGAATATATAAATATAATGTAGGTGATGTGTTTCCCGAACACATTGATTACAAAATGAAAAGAACTATTGTTAAAGATAATAAAGAATATGTGGAACAATCATTTTTAACATTACTTATATATCTAAATGACGATTTTGAAGGCGGTAAAACAGGGTATTGGACAGATTTGTCAAGTGACCATAAATCATCAAAAAAAGAACATAATATTACTATAACACCATATACAGGAATGTGTGTAATCCAAGACCAAAATATATTACATGAAGGATTGCCACCGACAAAAGGTGTGAAATATATCCTAAGAACCGATATTATATATCGAAAAGAAGTAATTAGAAATAAACGCATAAAAGTGAAATTATTAAACGATAAAATTGGCGAGTGGGAGCGATTGTTTGAACCATCGTGTAAAAATTATGCTGATTAGAGCATAAATCGCGTGATTATAATATAAAACTATTATAATATAAAAGTTACAATGGAAAACAAATTAATTTTAAAATTTATGGATGGGGTGTCTATGGAATATAATATTAAAAATAAAAAAGAAACAATTCTAACATTATTTAAGTATATTGATAAAAAGGATATCGGTATACACCACGAAGCAATAGGTAACGTTTATATTGGAAAATATATATATTCCGCGTTTAAACAAGATATAGAAGACCGATTACAACTAAAAACACCTCTTGTTAGTGTAATTGAATCTGGGTGTAATATTTTATTTATTCTAAAAGAAGATGTGCCACCATATATTATCAGTAATTATGATAAATTATTGAATGATTTTATGATGGAAGGTAATATAACAACATTTACTGAATTATTGTATATAGATAGATTAAATATTGGTGTTATCGGTAATGACTCTACATTAATGGAATACGAATATGATATAGTATTGGACAACGAATGTTTGCAATTATTACAATATTTTACAAATTTACAAACATTATATATAGACGGGTGTCAATCGGATTTATCGTGTATAACGTGCTTTGATAGTATAACAAATCTAAAAAAAATATGGATAGAACAGTTTATGAATATATCAAATTCAATAGATATGATGACACAGTTAGAAGAATTACATATACACAATACAAATGTAGAGAATATATCATTTACAAAAGACTTAACAAATCTAATAGAATTAGATATTTTTGTAAATAAAAAGTTAACAGATATTTCAGGATTAGAACACGTACCTAACTTAAAAAAACTGTCAATTTATAATTGTAACATTAAAAATATATCTTGTATGAAAGAGTATAGTAATTTAGAAATATTGGATATTCGTGGTTGTTGTAATGATATTACAGGTTTCCATCATTTGATGAACTTAAAAAAATTAGAATTACACAATTGTGATAAAATAAAAGATATTAAACCATTAAAATATATGACTAAATTAGAAACACTAGTGATCAAACTTAGTAATTATAATATGGTTGATTTATCACATATGACAAATTTAACAAAATTAACAAAATTGGAACTAATATCATGTGAAAATTTGATAGATATATCACATATACAATGTCATACCCAATTAACAAATTTACGTATAACAGATTCTTCTATTAGTCACGCAACCCCGATTAAATATTTGACAAATTTAACAAAATTAAATCTAAGTGGTTCTAAAATAACACACTCTGCAATATTTCAAACATTAAGTAAGTTAAAATCTGTTACAATTGATCTTAATACATATGATATAAATTATAAACTATTAGATAAAAGAGCATTTTATAATATGTATTCATTTATAAACGAAGCATATCGTGTTCAATTTGAACGAGATTATCCGAATAAATATAATAAAAAAAAATCAACAACGAATGATATACAAACTCGTAATTATTTTGACGAACTAGCAGATTATTAAAGATTAGTCAACCCAATGGTATTATAACTTAATTCCATCTGATAGAAGCATAATAGTTAAAAACTTTATTCCGTATGAAATATTAACTAATTATTTTGAAAAGATAACAAAAATGTTTTAATCAATAAGAGAATAATACACCCCAACATGAGCGTTGTCCCGACAATCATATTGACGTAATCTGAGTCAATTTGTTTTACAGGGGGTGCATTGACAGGGCGGAGGTTACACATTGGATAATTCATCTAGGGATATTGTAATTTATTAAAATAAATTTATATAGTTATTCTTTATATTTTGTATCATAGACAACGATCAAAGCAACTAGCGTGAGTGTTTTTTTGGAATCTATATATTATAAACAATAAACAATATGTAAAGAGAGTGAATTACATTAATCAATATATAATATAAAGATATATAGATATATAGATATAAATCATATACAACTCCGATGACATCCTCAATGCCATCCCTTAGTAAACATCTATATAAATGTATTGATATGTATTATGAAATAGAATATATCAATCGAATTATTCAATGCAGTTTTTTTGACATATCAAATTTAACAAAGAGGCAGAAAAAGTCCCCTCAATATATAGCAGAATTGAATCGAAGAAAAGATGAATTCATATTTCCTGAAGTATTAGATTATTCATTCACTTATAATGAGAATGCGTTATTATATAATAAAGCGTTGGACATGAGTCTCGCGACATTAGACGATAAAAGAGGCAAATATAAATATGGATGTATTAAAATACCACTTGATCCAAATTATTATAAATCATTATACGATGACTTTATTGATTCCTACAATTCAGTAACCAATGAAACAGATTTTCATATATATATTCCAAAATGTGAATCAGTCTATAAAACACATACCCTCGTACATATCCCCCCAGTTCATGTGACACATTGTAAAAAACATTTTAGAATAACAGATTATTTTGAATTGAAGGATGATAAACTATATATATATGATATTAATATTCTATTTGTTATATTTGCTAATATGAATGTGGATTTTAATATATATTTTAATTTTAATAAAAACATTAACCATCATGCTTATATATATATAATGAATAAAATAGCAAAACTTGATAAACTATATTCAATTACTATTAGTAATGGTATTGAAGTTTTGTTTTATAAGGAACAGAATAAGGAAAATGTAAATGATGTAACTTTAGATTGTGCTATTGCTATAGGCGATTTTGAATTTGCCGAATATTGTCTAACAAAAATTAATATTGATAAGACAAATAATAAATATTGTTATAAGGCAATATTAAAAAATGACATCACATTATATGAGTGGTTGAAGTGTAATGAATTTAATACAGATATAACCCAAACTACTAAAGATGATAGTTATTATACGATTAGTAATAATTATCACAATATAACTAAAAATTACGGATTAACTACAATTATGCGATTAATAGAGTATGGTTATAAATTCAATAATATTATTTGTAATGTAGCATTATACTCCGATGATTCAAAAATTATAAAATGGTTAATATCGAATGGTTATAAATATAAACCTGATTTTATTAGAAGTATTGCTGAACTCAGAAATTTAGAATTACTCCAATTTGCGAAAGACCACGGTTATAAAATTAATATAGATTCAGCAATATATATATTAAAAGATATAAATATAAATCATCATAAATACGATATTTGTGTTAAAATATTTAAATGGTTAATTGAAAACGGGTGTCCTTGGACTAAATATGAAAATAATTCGAAGAAGTCAAAGTCAAATTCAACGTCAACATCAACGTCAAATTATATTTATTTATGTGATAATATAATTGAAACAAATAATATTGAATTGATAAAATGGTCAGTCGAACATGGATGTCCGTGGAATGATTTATCTATAATGAAAGTAATTAAACTAGATGATTATGAATTATTACGATGGGCAATTGAAACTGGATGTGAATGGGCGAATTTCACACAATATAATATCGATAAGAAATCTTTAGATTGGAACGATTCATCAATGAATTTAATTATTAAACTAAATAATATTTCATTGTTAAAATGGGCTGTTGAGAATGGTTGTATATGGAATAAATATTCAATGAATGCTATCACAAAACTAAACAACATTTCATTGTTAAATTGGGCTGTTGAGAATGGTTGTAAATGATACTGATTATACTCAAATTATAAAATTTCACTTCGTATAAGTTTATATTTTAGTATATAAAAATTTTAATAATTGTTTCATATTATTACACTTATTTATATTTAATATATTCACGCGAGATAATGTAGGGTTGTGATATGAACACCACCCCTGATATTTCATAAATTGCCGGTTAAACATTACCTTGAAATTGTCGATTAATACATATTCTACGTCGAACATCGCATTACTATATTTATCGTTATTTACAATATCAACTCTTTTATTTTTATGAGATTCAATATCTAATAGTAATTCATATATATCTTTATGTGACTTCTTATAGTTGTTAACAAATGAATTCCAGAATTTCGGATGATGAATTATAATATTATATATTAAATTATCAAATGATTTGAAATTACGTCGTAATTCTGGTTGTTTCTTCTTTTGAATTTTGCATTGATATGTATATTTAGATTCATTATATATTATAGTAAATAACGTCTGTGTTATATAATTATATATATAAGCATCTTGTTCTTTATTAAACTGGGTTTTAGCAACTTTACCCGTTAAATATTTACTATGTGATACTCGACCATAATCAATTGATACTAATTGATAATTATAATATGGTATTTTTTTACGATTAAACATAAAATATTTATCCGCAGTTCGTTTTATCATTAAATTATAGATATGTAAGTCAGTGTGACGATATCCACCTTTTAATAAAATCATACATATATTTATAATTTGGAGTATAAAGGAATATGTTTGTTTCGCGGATATAGTATGAGTCGACATATAATCACCAAATGTCATATCTCCTTGATAATCTAACACCATATCAACGCACCATTTTGATTTATTTAATGCGGTGAGTTGTTTTTGAAAAATCTTATTTTCTATAACTTCCCGTGTTTGTATATGTTTACATTTATCATATATCTTGTATGAATGTAATTGTGTAAAGAATTTCTTATCATCAGGTTTCATTTTACTTATAAAATCGTAAAAATCAAGTTCCCGCCATAATTCACTTTTATAACTTTTATGACGATCTGATGGTAATATATGCTGTGTTTTTAACGCATATTTCGTTTTGTTATATTCAGTTAAATATACTGTTCCGTACACACCCTTACCTAGTATCTTTCCTTTTTTAAGATTATGTACATCCATTAAATATATCGAATATTATAATTATTTCATTTTTTAAAATGCATTATCAAACACATAGTCATCAATTTCTTTTGGTGTTCTCATACCCGCATCAATCGCGTTTTTATACGAATACCAATCAATGGGGCGAATGGTCCAAGTGTTTGATTGTAAATCGATAACACCAGATGCGTCAAAATCAAACAATTTCAACATTCCATCTTTTCGACTTATTCCGATATTATCGGGTTTCCAGTCAATATACATAATTCCAATGCTTTGGAGATAGTCTTTCACAAAACGCATTTGGTGTTTAATGTCGGTCGGAGTGTAATAACACAAATCAATGTCTAGGTGCTCCATAACAACAGAGTCTTCGTTGATATGAATAACATCGACTACCCCACGCGATTTAGAAGTAGATACGTCCAATATTCCGTAAATATCAAGTTCGGTTCTGGTTGTCATTTTAGTGAACGAATCAGTATCACACGTTTGCTCAAAACCACCTTCTAATGTGTATATCATACTATTGCGGTAGTCTTTTGTTAATTCTTCTAATATATTATTTCAATTTTATAAACATTCGCATTATATAAAGACACGTCGGCATTATATAAAGACACGTCGGCATTATATATGTAAATGGTAGAACCAGAATATGAGACAAAGGAACTAGAGACTGACTTATATAGAACTGAATATCACGACATTAATAAAATGCCGTGGTATAGAATTATAAATAATGAGTTATTACTGGGTCGTAATAAAAAGAAAATAACATTTAACATACCACCAAAATCAGACTATAAACGCAATCAATATATCGACTATATATGTAATAAACAAGGTTATATTGATATTAAACTATCGAATGATACAAAGATATTCATATATTATGAAGGACAACACAAAGGTGTCGATATAAACAATATCGACATAGACAGAGAACCGCTCAAAATGAGTGTATGTAATCACTATTCTATGAATGATTTTTATGTAGATCCAGAAACCCGTGTTATAGTAGATATTCGTTATAATGTTCCAACTACATTAACAGAACTTCTTTTATCAATCGCGTATAAATATTGTAAACAGGTTATTGTTTTTAATTGAATTGTAATAAGGCAGTTCTCACAAGATGAAATGTAGTGTCGATTGTTCTAAAACATGTACACATTGTTTATGAATCATATCTCATTTCGACAGAACGGACATAATGGATTAGACGAAGAAGTTATTATGCGTTGAAAACATTCACTACATATCTTATGATTATTACCACAATTAACTTCAATATGAGAATGCCCAATATTCATACAGATTTGACACATTTGTAAATCAATATCCTGAGAACAAATTGGACATTTACCATCTAACTCTTCACAACACGATTCACATAGTAAGTGTTTCATATCACATCCACAATTTTGAATACTTTTACTCGATTCCTTACATTTATGACATCTATTTGATAAGACTTGTATATTCTCTATAAGTTCTACTAGTCTTATATTCAACTCTTTTTTTATATATATAGTTTCCCTATAATCCACCTCTATTTTATCTAATTCCTTATTATAGTTGTTCCTCTCGGCAACTGGTATTTGCCATACATAAGCACTTAAATTATCTCGGTTAATATTCCATATATACCGACATTCGTGATCATTTAGGTATTCGGGTGTAGTATATATAGTAGCACATTTATTACAAAAATATTTATTACGTTTTTTATTTCGCTTAACAATTTTATCGATTTGTTTATCTAATATATCTATGTGTATCTTCAATTCATTTATACGTTTACTCATTACTTTTTATTTATTATTTTCTATCTTTATATCTTGTTTTACAACTGATTTATAATGTTGTAATAATTTTATATTATCAGGACCACCTACTATATATGGTAAAGTCGTCATTATATTATTTATAATACATATAAATATATGTATTATTGTTTATGTATTATATCATCTTAATTGTTGGTCATAGGATTTACACAATCTATAATTTGTAAGTCCGTTAATGTTGTTATTATTCGCAATATGTCAGTATTTTCTATATTCACACAATTTGTAATATGTAATGAATTTAGATTAGTTAACGCGGTGAATTGTGACAAATCAGTAAGGCGGTAACAATCGCTTATATATAATTCAGTCAAGTTTGTCATATGACTTAATGATAGTCCAATGTCATTCATTAAACGACTATAAGTATTTTGTTTCTCAAGACGAAGTCTAACAAAACGAAGTCTAGTCTGACACTGACGATTAATATGAACAGACGCATCTTGTTTGAAAAACTCCATCCGACAATTATTATCAACAATTTGGTCGCAGTATATTATATCCAATCGTCTTAAATTTGGCAACCTACTAATCGGTCGAATGTCAATTAGTTTAGGGCAGTTATTAATTGTCATTCTATGTAAATTATATAATGTTTCTAGTGGTGTTAAATCAAATAGTTCATTACAGTTTATAAGAGATAAATATTGTAGATTAGTCATATAACGTATTGGAGATAGACTTGCTAAATAACATTGATTGACTTGTATTACAAATGTTTCTAATGGAAATATATGTTTTATAGATTGAACATTGTTTTGTTCAATAATTTGATTCCATGTAATAGTATTAAAGTTATTAACAATGTCCTCTGTTATTTCCTTTTTTAATGCAAATAGTGAAAAACTATTCGTTTCGGAATCTACTTCAAATGTATTTAATTTTGTGTTTGTAAATACAGGATGTTCATTACCCGCTTTATATATAGTATATATATGCTCATCATCTAATTTGTATAATAAGTATATAAGTGAATGAATGGTATGTGAGTCGTTTACATCAATCTCGTTTTTAGAACCATCCATTGAATACACTATACACTTTGTTACTTCCATATTATATGTATAATAGTAATCAATGCTTAAATAAAAGATTTGGATATAATTTAATTAAAATATTTTATAATATTCCACCCATCAATAACATCATGAGTTGATTGTCGGTAATAGGAACACATATATGAATTTGGTAATATATACTTTTTGAATTTCTCTTTAATATCATTACATGTTTGACACGATTTAAGAAAATAATAAATATCATTTCTTAAGAAAGGTAATCTATTTTGGGTTTGTAATGATGTATATATACCATATTGAAAACATTTAGTACAAATATTCGATGGGTACCAACACTCGCCTCCTTTTTGTTTAACGGAATAAGTAATAGTGTGACCCCATGTATTATATATGTATCCTAATATATTCAATGTAATGTTGTTTATATATATTTCCCTATGATGTAATATTGTATTTATTGCATCAATCTCGTCCTTATAAAATGTTTCAGACGATTTATGATTGTCAACATGACATTTATCGCATTTTGTAGTCATTGTTATATTATATTATTAATAATTAAATTCGATTTTAAATTCGATTTTATATTGATACAAAATATATGGGTAAGAAATCAATAAAGGAAAAAAAAGATAAACAAATAGAATACTATACAACAACGGAGAAATATGATGAAATATCTAGATTAGTTACAAAACTTAATATATTAGGACTTGGGGTATATGAAAATGAAATGAAGGAACTTGATATCATATCAAACCATTCTTAAGGATTTCGTTGTTAAAGTAAATAACATATTTATTTTAGTTAAATACAATAATATATTATATATAATATATAATGACATTATCTAATAATAAAATAACAGAAGATTACTTGATAAAAAAACTTTCAGATAAGAAATATAAATTAAAAGAGAATGAATATGATAAATTAAAAAATATACTTTGGAATTTAGGATTTGGAGAAGGACCTAAAATGAGTGATTTAATGTTTTTCACATTATTAGATAAGAAATTAGATTTAACTAACCCAATACATCGTGGAATAATGATTGGATTTTTAATGCAATCTAAATATAATTCATTAGACCCAATTATACCATTTCATAAAAAGAAAATATCAAAAAAAATATCAGACGAGATTACTAATATAGGAACAAATCGAGCACGTTATATTATAAAAACACTTCCAAAAATTAAATAAAATTAATTAAGATTACGTTGTATATTACAAACATCGTATATATTAGTTAAAAAAAATAAAAAAACATTTGCGTGTAAAGTTCAAATAATGAATCAATATAAGATGAAAGACAATATATATCAAAAACAATTTGAAAAGGGTTACAAAGAGTATAAGAGATATAGTTAGTATTGTTTATTAATTTTTTGATTATTTGTTTTATATAATTTAGGTAACTTCTTTTTTGTTTGCAACATAATTTCGCCTGTGTCAGTGTTGGTAAGCGGTAGAAAGGCGTTAAATCCCAAATTAACGTACACTTGACTACATGTAAATTTTAATGAACCCGTGAATACATCGCCTCTACGTGCCATGTCTGTGTCACCTTCACGCCTATTCAATGCAGTAGCCAATGTAAAGCGTCCTGATTTAGTCTGTTTATAGAAGGGGACCGTGAGAGCGACCACTTTATAATCAGTGAGGTAATTTGTCTTAGTCGGTGATTTTGTCTTAGTCGGTGATTTTTTACTTTTACTAGCTGGTGTTAGAGGCATTATATAATATATATATAAATAAATATCAAGTAAACAAAATATAAATTTTATATTGATACAATGTATATGGGTAAGAAATCAAGAAAGGAAAAAAAAGATAAACCAATAGAATACTATACAAAGAAGGATAAATATGATGAAATAGCTAGATTAGTTACAAAACTTAATATATTAGGACTTGGGGTATATGAAAATGAAATGAAGGAACTTGATATCATATCAAACCAATATATAAATGAAAATATCGAGTGTCAAAAAACTATAAACTTAACTGGTTCTAAACGGAAAATGGACGTGAAATTTATAAATAATAAAAAATACCCTATATCTGTTAATCTACTTTATGACGCGGGGGTATAAAATAATGGTTTTATAAGAGACCACCCTATACATTAGATGTGTTCTTATATAGTCTAGTCAATAATGAACTAGTTGTATAATTATTATTATCATTCGGAAAGTATAACTTATCGTGTCGAGTGTATAATATATCAAAATCAATTTGTTCTTTATATTTATCAGTATCTAATAGATGTAGTATCATTTGAATATTCATATTTTTTAGAGAAAGTAACATTACTTCTGTTAAATTAATATAATGCTGGTCTTTATAAAAATCAGCAATAGTATAAGGTTTGTTGGATTCTTCGGTTGTTATACTTCTATTATCTACTATATAATTATAATATTTTTCAATTACTTTATCAAATAATGAAGGGGTTCCCATTTCTGCAATAATATCCATTATTCCCGTAAGTCCTGCTGTATTAATATTATAACATTGGATTGAGTATAAAAAGAATAAACAATCCGCACTCTCGAAATGAACTGCTACTCTATATGATACGTCTTTATAACCACTAGGTGCGTATCCCTTTTTATATAATTCTTCTAAATACTCTACTCTATTATTCATAACAGCATATAAGAAGCTATTTTCATCTTTTAATCTTTCAGTACTTTTAATTAATCTATCTTCGTCATCTGGTGGATCACACCAACGACTATTAATTCTTTTATATCCCAACAGATTAATTTTTAATTCGTGAATATCACGGACTCTATTCCCGTAACTCAAATAACGATTAAATTCATGAATTGCCTCTGCGGCTCTATATTTTATATCTGGTGTGGTCATTTTACTACAATAAATATTATTGATTTGTCTTTATATATATGATTAATATAATAAAGATGACAACTACAAATCCATGTACCGATTCTTTTAACTGATATTCAATATATTGAATATATGATACCACACCATCAAGTGGCGATTGATATGTTAGACAATTTATAATATATATATATATATATTATAATGTCTCAAAAACAAACAACTGGATCAAGAGCAATGGTGATGCATGGAACTGCCAAAAAAACTAGCGGTGGCTTAACCAAATCACAGCTTAAATACAACAAACGAGGAAAGATTGTTAGCAAGAAAGCATCAGCACTTGCGAAAAAGAATAATAGATTAGTCAATGCGGGGTTTGTTACTAAGAAGGGGGAGTTTGGGACTGTAATGAAGGGGGGGCTGGGGGATGTGAAAATAAAACTGAAAAACGTTATAGGAAAATTTGGATCTGAGTGGAACCATTTTAAGAACCTGCAATTGGGCGAAATACACACAAAGGCGACGAGTGTTGCTAATTCAATGTTTAAAAAGAAATACCAAGTTCAAGTAGGTGACTATAAACTGGCATTTGAAAAAGAAGACGATAAATTAAAATTTATTGAAGAATTTAACGAAACAGACGATAAATCTAAATTTCTTAATGCACTTAGTAAAGCAGAAGATAAATCTAAATTTCTTAATGCAGTTTCGTCATTGGAAGAACTTAAGAATTTTCATATAAATAAATCCAATAAATCCAATAAATCCAATGTCGAATTATTAAAAGCCCTATTTAATTCATATAGTATAAGTGATATATTTAAAGCAATGAATGCTATAAATTATATGTTGACATCATCAAAAATAGGTACTACTACTAAATTGGGTAACGGTGCTCAAGGAACTATATATTCCGTCGCCGAAAAGCCATTAATATTAGTTAAATCTATTACACAGCATAAAAATGATAGTGAACATGAGAATCAAGATATTGAACGTGAAATGATGTCACTTCTATTTAAACACCCTAATATAATTAATGTATCTCATTATTATATAAAAAATAACAGTTATAATTTTATATTAGAAAGAGGTGATAAGTCTCTAAGAGACTTATTTAAACTGAATGGAGTATGTACAACTCACCTAAAATATAAATATCTTATAGATATTGCATTGGGTCTTCAATATTTAAAATCTATTGGTATAATACACAGAGATATTAAACCAGATAATATTATATTAGTTAAGCAGTCTAGCGGATTATATATAGCTAAAATTATTGATTTCGGAACAATTATACGTACTAATAACAATAAGACTTATGCCGGTACTTTATATTACATAAATAAAGCATGTGACGACACTATGTTGCATGGTCAAAGTGATAACCCTGAAAAATGTAACTGGGAAGTGGATCTATATGCTTTTGGAATAATTATGTATCAAGTATTATTCAATAAATTGGAGCATAAGGCTTTAAATGAGCATCGTGGTCCTGGTTTCTTTACCAGAGAGAACAGAGCGAAATGGTTAACTAATTTACTAAAACTAAATTTAGATGATATACAATCTAACTTAAACACGTCTGAAATAGGCAACGTTTTAAACAAATGTTGCAGTAACGATAGATATAAGAGATATGAGTCGTTAATAATAGATCTTACACGGTTGCAAGATAACCTCCCATCATAGTCACTCGTTGTAACTTAACGAATTTATAATAAAATTGAAATATTAATCTATTAATTATTAAATACATAAATGCATGCACGTAAAAATAGTAACCGGTCTTGTAAAAAGTCCCCTGTAAAGAAATACCCCTACTACCCAAAGAAATACAAGCCGAATGAATCCAAAAAAAAATATTGCGAGATATGTAAAAAGGGTGTGACGTCAGAAGTATCTGAATTAGATCATATGATCCCCCAGTGTCTAAATGGAAAAATAAATTACAATGTCCATGAAGATGATAATTTGTGCACTCTATGTGGCAATTGTCATAATATGAAAACGCGTCTTCTCGATGTCCATATTAAACGCAAATTTGATAAAGAGGATGATCCTGATAGAAAATTTATTGAAGAATTACATAGGGCAATTAAAACAACACTTGAACTATTCGACGAGACGGGTGATTCGGATAATAATCGAATGTGGGCTGAACACTTTCGTGATATTGAAATCAAATGCGTTCAATAGAATCATCTAGATACAATTTATAATAACCCATCGACGTCAAACTCATATGAAATAAAAATGATTTATTTTATATTTTAAACTATTAAACTTTGACTATGAGTATCGCCAGTTACACACCAGATGATAGTCTAGATACTGATATTATCGAAGTGTGTATATATGGCAATGTCGAAGAAGTAGAGGACTTGATATCTAGATGCGCCGATGTTAATGCGACAGATAAAAATAGAAACACACCCCTTCATATTGCGTCATTAAACGGACACGCTTCAGTTGTCAAAATACTATTGAAGAATGGCGCTAATGTTAATGCGACAAATATATATATGGATACACCCCTTCATTATACTTCATCGAATAGACACGATTCAGTTGTCGATATGCTATTGAAGAATGGTGCTGATGTTAATGCGACAAATAAAAATATGGAGACACCCCTTAATATTGCGTCAGTAAGAGGACTCGATTCAGTCGTTGATATTCTATTGAAGAATGGTGCTGTTTAAGCATTGTAATTAATACAATTTATAATAACTAAAACTAAAAATAAAAACTAAAAATAAACTAAAACTAAAAACACCCCTTACTTATACCTCTTTTCATAATCCTTCATTTCCTCTTTATAAACTTTTTCAAACTGATTTAGGTCTTCGTTCCACAAATCCTTTTCCGTTTTATTATGTAGTTCATCATATACACCCTGTTTTGCTTCGTGTAGTTTCTTAAGTTCTTCAATCTTCTTCTTTGTCAAACTCCTGATTTGCATATTAATAAGATAATCATATGATACAGTAACCACCTCTTCACTATCACCAATATTAAACTTGGGGTATTTCTTCGCAATCAAATCCGCTTCAATAACATCATCCTCTTCATTAATCAGTTTAATCGTCCCGGTAATAAACTCGGCAATGAATCTAATCTTTGCCTCATATACATCAAGTTCGCGTCTGTATTTCGCCAACATATATTCCTTGCGTTTCAAATAATACGCCAGTCTAACAATATAGAATTCCCCAATGATTTGATTTACACTATCATATTTCTTAATCCGTCCATCAGCACCATACAAGTGCATATTCGAATAAGAACAATTCCGCGTTTCACTCAATTTAAGAACACTCTCGAGCGTTCCATCCGCGATTAGTTTATCCAAATCCGCCTTCGTGAATTTAATTGTCAATTTAATCTTGGACTCAGAACATTCATTTGAGTAGGACTGAATACATTGTTTCTTCTTCTTTTTCTCATCGGCGGTTTTATCAAATATCATGTCTTCAATGGTTTCTTTATAACTATCAGTCCAAATACCAATTGGTAGTTCTGTAATAACAATCGTCTTATCATCTTCACGTTTATAACAACCCTGACTCGAATATTTAACCCCGTCTTCTCCAACATCAATAACGTCTCCTGTAAATCCACGAAACCATGGTTTCATAGAAACCTGTTCTTTATCACTCATAAGTAACCGGATATTCGCAATAACATCAAGTGGGTTATGAGACGGGACTTTACTACTAAACCCTGTTCCAATGCCTTCTCCTCCATTAATCACCGCAAGTGGGATAATAGGCATGTACCATTCCGGTTCAATACCAACACCTTCTTCTTCATTATAGGTCAATACGGCATTATCATCGGTATTAAACAATGCTCCAGTAATCATCGACATATAAGTCCAGATATAACGCGGTGCACCGGCATCTTTACCACCCTGAAGACGTGTTCCAAACTGTCCATCGGGGAATAGTAGATTAATATTATTAGCACCCATATAATCCTGTGCCATTCCAATAATCGTTTCATTCAGACTCATTTCACCGTGATGATAACACGCGTGTTCACTAACATATCCTGTCAGTTGAGCAACCTTAATACCCTTCTTCAACTTCCGCTTGAACGCACTAAACAATACTTTACGTTGGGATGGTTTGAGACCATCACATATACTCGGGATTGACCGTTTATTATCATAATTCGAGAAGTGGATGAGGTCTTTGTCAATGAAATCTGAATATAAGACTTCCTTTTGGTCTTGTGTAATAATGTTATCTTTATCATATCCCTTCAACCATTCTTTACGCATATCACTATTCTTTTTAGCGAATGCCATATCAATCTTCTTCTGGCAATGTTCATTGTCCCATGTATAATTAATCTTCTTTGTCTCTAGGTCTTCAAAACATTCCTTTGCCTCACTTGATGTACTTGTACCGAGTCCTTTGTAATACTTAATATCCCATTTCTTAACATCAACTGATTTCTCCCAATCTTCATATTCTACAACAGTATAGAATGTCATAACAACCTTCTTATTACGTGCCTTAACAATTGGGGTAGCAAGTGAAACAATAAATCCGGGGATTTGTGTCAGTGTTTCCCAATATGAATTAATGAAATTCATAAACAATCCCTTAATATGATAACCATCTACATCTTGGTCTGTTAAAATCATAATACGACCATACCGCAAATCACTAATATCATTCTTATAATTTTTCTTCTGCTGTAGCCCCATAATGATTTTAATATTCGTAATCTCTTGATTCTCAGACGCCTTCTTATCACTACAATCTCGGACATTAAGCAATTTACCCTTGAGTGGAAATACACCGAATTTATTACGACCAGTCTTGGATAATCCGGCAATCGCAAATGCTTTTGCTGAATCCCCCTCCGTTAGAATCAATGTGCATTCGGCAGATTTAATAGTTCCCGCCCAGTTAGCATCATCGAGTTTAGGAATACCCTTAATAACATTCTTTTTCTTACCATCTGTTTTAGTTAGTGTTGTTGATTCCTTGAAAGCACCCAACTTCATTGCCTTCTCTACTATTCCAGTCTTACTCAGTTTCTCAATGAATTTATCACTTACATCAACCTTCGACCCAAAGT